TGGCAAAGTAATACGGGCTGCTGGTAACCCATCATGTGGAAAAGGTCTTCTATTATACGGCAACCCAGGGCGTGGAAAAACTACTTTAGCTTTGTCGATTATTCAAGAAATGATGTTAACCCTGCCAATTGAGGCCTTTGACGTAAAGGCTAGCGAGTCATTAATTAGACCTTGTTACTTTATGACCTTTAATGATTTCTTAAACCTCAAAGGTTCTATGATGAATGAGCCGACAGATGACCAAGACACCCTCTATCATGGTGTTCTAGGTGAGTCTTTAGCGGATGCCTACAATATACGTGTATTAGTTTTAGACGATATTGGTAAGGAACATGCGGGTCTCTCTGGGTGGCAAAAGAACATGCTCCATCATCTTTTGCGCACTAGATACAACAACGGATTACCAACTATTATTACCACAAACGTAGAACTAAATGATTGGGCAGGCCTCTATGGGGACGCAACAGAGAGTTTCGCAAGGGGTGCGTTTGCCTATTTACCAGTCGTGTCACAAAGAGGAGACCTACGTAAATGAGGAATACTGTGAATGAAGAGTTCAGACTGGTACAGGTTTTCCTAAGCCAGACTCAGACCCCAGGTCCAGGAATCTACGAAGTATCAGTTCAAGAAGGAACTGAGAAATTATCTTGTACATGTCCTGGCTTTAAAGGTCGTGCCACTTGCAAGCATGTTAAGTTTGTAAAGACGCGCATTGAAAATAATAACGGAAACTATCCTCTAGAAATTTCTAGTCGTGCCTCTAAAGACGACGCGGATAAAGCTCGCCAATCTAATACAGACTTTCGAGAATTTGTCATCAAGTTTGGAAAGATAGAGGTATTCTAACCCCATGAAGCATGGGGATATAAGTAACGAGTTACCAAAAAGGCTACTGGTTACCACCGACATTTTTTTAACACTTGAAATTAAAAAAGGCAAAAAGTTTAAAATAATTCCAACTGTTAAGATAGATAAAAAAATTGACAGGGCCATCCTTAGTTGGTTGTACCTGTATACAAATAGAACAGGCTTTACATTAGAGCTTGTTTCATATGATTTAACGGAACAAGATTTATCTACATTGGTTGACCAGCTTGACAAGGCAGGTACTAACCCGTTTAGATACTTTACGGCATACGATACGGTCAACCATTTAGTATCTGAGTTACCCCTCAGACCTGAAGTTGTAGGTGTCGTTGATATACAATCAAGGCTCCTACGATACGGGCACTGGGGACGGGACTTTAAAGGCTTATGAACAATGAAACTAAATTACTAAGTAAAGTTCTTGCTGACCGCGACCTAGCCCTTTTATTTGAACGTGGTGTACATGACTCCTGGTTTATTGACCCAGATAATAAACAAGTCTGGAAGCTAACCCGAGAACACTTCACAACTTACGCTGAAGTCCCAAGCCTTGACGTAATTAAACAAAACTTTCCTAACTATAAATTAGTAGATGTACAAGACTCTCTTGAGTATTTAATAGATGTTGTAGTTAAAGAGCGCCGTGTTGCAGCCACCATCAAGATGATTGATGGTGCTATTAAATTTATTGATGCTCAAGACCACGAGACAGCGCTTCTTACATTACAGAGCGGGATGTCCAGTCTTGAAGAAGATGGCTTAAGTAAAAGCAGCGACCTAGATGTAACTAACGAGCCACTATCTCGTTGGGATGAGTATGAGTATCGCAAGAACAACCCAGGACTTCTTGGAGTTCCAACAGGGTTCCCAACTATGGACCTAGCAACTGGTGGTCTACAAGACGGGCAGTTAATTGTTATTGTGGCCCCACCTAAGACTGGTAAGTCAACTCTTGCATTACAGATTGCACAGAACGTGCACATGCAAGACAAGAAAGTTATGTTCCAGTCTTTTGAGATGAGCAACAGCGAACAGATTACCCGTTATGACTCTATGCGAGCTCGCATTTCCCACAGTCGACTAATCAATGGTTTGTTAACACCAGAAGAAGAAGCACGGTATAAGCAAAAGCTTGAGAACATTACAAAGATGCGTGAGAAGTTCTGGTTAGTTGATGCCGCATCAGGTATGACCGTAACTGGTATTGCTAGCAAAATTCAGGTCTTGCATCCAGACATTGTATTTATTGACGGTACCTATTTGATGATTGATGAGCAGACTGGTAAGTCCAACGAGCCACTTGCTATTACTAACATTACTCGTTCTTTAAAGCGCATGGCTCAAAAGTTTAAGGTGCCTATTGTTGTATCAACCCAAGCATTGAAATGGAAGATGAGCAAGGGTCAGGTAACAGCCGACTCTATTGGTTACTCATCTTCTTTCCACCAAGACGCAGACGTGTTGTTTGGTTTACAGCGTGAAGATGAAGCGGTAGATGACACACGTTTATTAAAGATTCTTGATAGCCGTAACTCTGGACGCGCAGAGGTATCACTTATGTGGGATTGGAATAATGGCCAGTTCCGTGAGATTGATGGAAGTGACCTATGACCATAGAGGAAATGGAAGACACACTTGAAAGGCTAGGTATTGAAGTTGTTTCTACTAGAGGTTCCGAAATCCAAGGCTATTGCCCAGCACACGTTGAGCGTACGGGCCACGAAGACCGTAACCCGTCGTGGTGGATTAACTCAGACACAGGTGCCCATATCTGTTTTTCATGCCACTTCAAAGGCGGACTGCTGTCCTTGGTTTCCTATATTCAAAAGTGGGACTTTGATAAATCTAAAGAGTGGCTTGAAGATGGAACAACAAATCTTAGTGCTGCACTACAAAAAGCAGTAAAGCCTAAAAAAATATTTGAAGAGTTAACTTATATAACGGAGTCTATGCTTGCTGCGTTTGGTACTCCACCAGATGACGCTTTAAAAGCTAGAGGGTTAACAGCATCAACCGCAGCAGAGTATGAAGTGTTGTGGGATAACAGACACAGTAATTGGATTACCGTTATCCGCGACCCATACACACATAAGTTATTGGGGTGGCAGGAGAAGGGTCACAAGTCTAGGTTTTTTAGAAATCAACCTACAGGTGTGCAGAAAAGTAACTCCCTATTTGGTTTTAAACAATACACAGGCGGAGACATGATTGTTGTTGAGTCGCCGTTAGACGTTGTTCGCTTAGCGTCTGTAGGGATTAAAGGTGGGGTTAGTACCTACGGTTCAATAGTATCCATGCAACAGTTTAATGTTATTAGAGGAGCCGATAGGGTTATCTTTGCTATGGACAATGATACGTCTGGGCGTGAGTCGTCCGTAAACCTTTTAATTCTTTGTCAAGAGTATGGCAAGGAAGCTTGGTTTTTTAATTATGAGCAGACCGAAATGAAAGATGTTGGCGGAATGAGCAAAGCCGAGATACAGTACGGCTTAGAGAAGGCTCGTCACATGGTTCATGGAAAGAAGGCGCTTCGATGATTATTGGACTTACAGGTTATGCACAGTCTGGCAAAGACTCTGTTGCTGATATCCTTGTTAAAAACTATGGCTATACACGCATAGCTTTTGCAGACCCTATTCGCAAACTTCTTTATGAGATGAACCCTATAGTTAAAGATGGTGGGTATAGGGTCCAACCAGTTGTTGATAGTTACGGTTGGGATGTTGCCAAGACTGCTTTCCCAGAAATTCGCACTATGTTACAGAGTCTAGGTGTCGGCGCTCGTAAAACTTTTGGTGATATGTTTTGGGTAAAGCAAGCATTAAATGAACTTCAGTTGTTTGGAGAAGTTAACTATGTTATTACAGATGTTAGGTATCCAAATGAAGCTAAGGCTATTAGAGACTACGACAACTCACAGATTTGGCGCATAAGGCGCAGTGGGGTTATCCCAGTAAATGCTCACTCGTCAGAGACCGCCATGGATGGTGAAAAGGTTGACCAAATATTTCTTAACAACGGTACCCTTGATGACCTTAAGATTCTTATACAAACTAGAATGAGAGGGTACTCATGATTATGGAGTATGGGTCCTGGGTCCTTGCTGTTATAGGTGTAGGCGGGATTTACTTTGTTGGACGTAAAACTATTTGGGGCTGGCTAGTGCTTCTTTTTAACGAAGTCTTGTGGATTGGTTACGCGCTAACTACTGACCAGTACGGTTTTATCTTTTCTGCTCTTGCCTACGCTCTTGTCTATATTAGGTCTTATATCCATTGGTCTAAAGATAGAGTTAACGAGATACCTCTGTGACATTTACAGGAACCCTTTTGCCTTATCAACCTGAGGCTGTTGACCGCATGTGCGAGCGCCAGAAGATGCTAGTTGCTTACGACCTTGGTTTGGGTAAGACTGTCCTGACTATTGCAGCTATAGAACGTTTGATGGATGAGAACAAAATTACAGAGCCAGGTCTTATAATATGTCTATCCTCATTGAAGTATCAGTGGGCTAACCAGATTGAGAAATTTACTAATGGAACTTCAAAGGCTTTGGTTATTGATGGAACGCCGAAGAAACGTGCAGAGCAGTACGCTGAAGCCATGGACTGGCGGACTACAGGGATTGATTACATCGTTCTTAACTACGAGCAGGTTGTTAACGACTGGGATTCCATCAAAGAACTACCACGAGGATTCGTTGTACTTGACGAAGCCACAGCCATCAAGTCCTTCAAATCCAAGCGCTCCAGAGCAGTAAAGAAGTTAATCAATGCTAAATATAGATTTGCACTCACTGGTACTCCGATTGAAAATGGCAAGCCTGAAGAGCTGTATAGCAT